CCTGGGGCGAAGTCAGTCTTGCCCATCCACTGCTTGCACATCATGTTGAGCATGAGTGTGCAGTCACTCATCTCGGTTGCGGTGGGCTGCTCGGCAGGGTCCAGCTTGCCGATGTTCAGCATAGCTTGCCGCACTATCTCATACTTTGTGACTCCAAAGGAGTAGACGCCGCTAGTCGCCATGGGGTTACGCCGCTTCTCGTTTTGCCGTTATGCAATCACGCAGTGCATTGTACACCGCACCCCAGGCTTGACCAATAGTGATGTCTTTCTGACACTGCGCAGTGCCGCTCTCTTCATCGCGAGTGCAACCTGTCCAGTTGTAGTGCAGCAGATGGCATGCCGGGGCAGCGTTGGCACCACGGCCCGCGCACGTAGTGTTCTCGCTCCACAAAGGAGTGGTGTTAACCCAGTCACGTGTTAGGTTCTCGTGCGTGCTGTGGGACAGAAACACCACCTTAGCCATGGGCTCGCAAGCCATGGCGTTCATCACTCCGGTTTCGGGTCCGATAACTAGGTCAGCCTCTTGACAAAAGCTGAGCGTCTCCCGGATAGACCACACACCAGATTTTTTGAGGATGCGTTGCTCGTTCTCCCAGCCAGCCTCCAGCAGCACGCAGTCGTGTCCACCAGTCAGCACTATGCGTGCCGTGGGGAACTCTACAAGAATGCTAGCCAGCACGTTGTCTAAACCAGCCCAGACCTTGTGTACGCTGCTCCCCGCCAATGACCACACCACCACCGGCCCGTCACCCAGCTTGGCACGCTCTCGCTTGGCCCACTTAACTTCATCAGGAGTGGGGTAGAAGTGAGAGTCCAGAACGTACGGAATTTCTGCAATCGCGTGCTGAAACTCGACGTAGTTGCGGTTCATCAGGCTGTGGCGGACTTGGGGCGGATACAGTGCCACCGTGCGGCCCTGCATACCGAGCAGCGTGCCCTCTACCGACTCGCTGAGGTTGATCCACTTGTCAAACTTCTTTCTATGCCAGTTCCAAAAGTCCATCAGATTGCCGTTGGGCACTTGGTCTTTGTCGAAGAGCACCAAGTTGTCGACGTTAGGGTCGTGCAGCACGACGTCAGCGCCCGGCAGGCTGGAGAACAACGTGACGTGATAGCCCTGCGCTTTGAGGCCCGCCCACACGCTGCTGGCCTGCATCAAATCACCAAACGCGCCGTAGCGCACCACGCAAGCGGTCTTTGCGGGCTTGTCGTTCTTGTAGCTAAATCTGTGCGTGTATTTGTTGCTCACCACTTCACCTTGTTCGCCCAATATGCCGGAGATTCTTTACCCTTGGCAATGTTCTTAGCGTGCCGCGCCTTGAATGACTCACGTCGCTTGCGCTCGGCTTCAGACTCGCCCTCTTTCTTTGGGCTGCCGCTAACGCCCTGCTGCCCAAAGCGAATAACACGCTCCTTGCCGTCCCAGCACGCCTTTACCACGTGGCTCTTGGTGGGGTGCCCCGGCGTGCGTTGAGGCTTGTTGCACGCCATGTCGGCTTTCTTAACCGCCACGCTTCTTCCTCATAACGTCAAGGGTCTGAGCAAGGCGGGCACGCTGGCCCATTTTTCCAGGCTTTTTAGCTGCGGCAGCCAGTTCCTCTTGAGGAATGTTCTCACCGCGCTTGATGCCAAGCGACTTGCGCAGAGCACCAGGGCGCTCAATAGCCTCACCAATCCAATACTGCTGCTTAGGCACGTTTCTTCTCCTTTGCTGCATTCATGTTGTCAACAAGATTGGGGTAGGACCTGCCCGCCGCCTTGGCCGTGCGCTTGGCCTTAGACTTTTGCTCCGTGCTCAGTGGCTTGGATGGACCAAGGTCTTTTCGGCGGGGCACTTCCCACACAGGCTTTTCAGACTTTTTCATAGCTTCTTAAATATGAAGAGTAGGCTGTACTCGTCGTCTTCATTGCGTTTTTGAAACTCTACCAAGTCCCACGACCCAACAAGGCGCATGGCATCAACCACACGGCCGTAGTTCACGTTCCACTTGTGGTCGGAGTTGGCCCCGGGTTCTCCAACTTTAGGATACTCGTCCTCATCGGGCAGGTACAAAATCAGATATCCGCCCTGCTTGACTACGCGGAACCACTCCTTGAGTGCTGCGGCGTAGTCTGTAATGTGCTCCAGCGTGTGGCTGCTGTACGCAAAGTCCATGCTCTGGCTTGCAAACATATCTAGCTTGGTGGCGTCCTCACACATAATGTCTGGTCGCACATTAAAGCCGAACTGCGCGTGGTGCATGTTGTCCACACTGATGGCGTGGGGCAGCACCTTAAAATCGCCTGCACCAATGTCTAGGCCACGGCCCCGCAGGTAGGGAGTAACCTCCCAAACTATCTTTCTAGACTCGGCCTTGTACGGCGCACTTGCAGACCAAACCATAGTTACAGAGCTCCAACTTCCTCGGGCAACTTCCACATGGTTGCCTTGTTGTATGAAAACTTTACCACACCCAGCAAGGCAGCGGCCTTGTTGACCGAATCCCAAGACTGGTTGTTTTCCTCTGCAATCTTGTACACGGCAGACTTAGACAACGGGCCACTCTTCAAAATGTTGAGAAGAAAGAGCCGCCCGCTGTCTACTTGATCAGTCTCAATCACTAAGTCGGGCTGAACAGGAGCAGCCTTCGGCGCATCGATAAGCTCTCCACTAGCATTGAACAGCAGCCCGCTTTGCTCAAACTTGGCTACCTTGTGCCCGACAACAGTTCCAAAAGGCTTAGTCCTGTCCAACTTCACTTTACATCCTCGACATCGTGTTGTTACGGGGAACAATGTACTCCGGCTGGCCGGGGTCAATGTCGACCACCACGCCCTCCAGACCGTTCATGCGCAGCTTGCGGTAGCCCATGTCCATTTCTGTGATGGTACCGGGCTGCTCAAACATGCAGTCAGGCGGCGCTTGGTACGAGTACTGGGCGGTGTCAGTGGGGGCGCGGCGGGCGCTGGTGGCATCCGCCCAGGCCTCGCCACCATCAGCACGGCCAGACACCGTGAGCTGATTACTTTTCTCTTGAAGGAACATCATTTGTTGAATCTCCATGGGAATAAAGGGGGCACGCAGCCCCCTTTATAGTCTAACGCACTGAGTGCTTAGTACCCATCACCAGGGTACGAAACATCAACCAGCTTGACCATCTTCATGTCTCGGATGTCAGCCATCGGCTGATTCGAGATGTCGTAGCCCGGAGGCATGACATTGAACTTGGTCATCTCGCCGTCTTGAGTGCCCTTCTTGTCGATGTAGCCAGATGTCTGGAAACCGACCATTTCCTTTTCCATTGCCATGATGGTTCTCCTAGTTAGGCGGGCTTGGTGAGGTTAGCGTCATACGCAAGGCCGTACTCGATGGCGAATGCGCTGATTGCCGTGGCGTCGGTACCGCGAAGGATATGCACCGTATCCCCAGCAAAGACGTCAATGCCGCCTTCTGCCGTGTTGGTGCCAGCCTGCACGTTGCCCGTGGTGCCGGTTCCAGAGAGCTGGATGCGGGTAAACACGCCAGCAGTCATGGTTCCGGTACCCGTGCCAAACGACAACGCAAACGGACCGTGCGTCGCCGTAGAGGTCGCCGCGCCGTTCTTGCCGAACACATGAATCAGATTAAACTGATCTGCGTTGATCGCAACATGCGTGCCGGTACCATTCCACGCAGTCTGCGTGCTGGTGCCCGCAGTCAGCGAAGCCGCCTGAACCGCAAAAACCTTCATGTTAGTGAAGGCTACGAACTTGCCAAAGTTCGTACTTGCACCCGCCGTGTTTTGACCAAACCCATGCGACATGCGAACAGTGGTTGCCGGGTGGTCGTACGCAACAGAAACTTGTGCCATGATGTAGTCCTCCTATCAGGCTTGAGAGTCCCACTTCACAATGCGGGCGTTAGACGCCAGCGTGTGAACGATACCGAAGCCGCCCAGGTAGTACCAAGCGACGCCCTTGCTGCGACCGTAGTCGCTGGGGATCTTGCCACGCATTTCTTCAGGAACTGCGATAGCTTCTGCCACCGTGTCGTTGCCGAAGAAGAAGATCCAGTCGCTGTCGCCGCCAGCCCAAGCGGTACCGTTCAAGCCGTCGGTGCTATTGCCCTTGACGATGTTGGTTTGCTCGACGTAGCGGACGTTCTCGTAGCGGCCGATCTCACCATTCATGATCAGCTTGAAGCCAGTCTCACTGTATTGGTGGATGGTCTCAAGGTTGTTCTTGAACGTGCGCAGCGTGGTGGGCCAAGCCAGAGCGTAGTAGTCATCGCCAATGTAGGCGGGAATATTGCGCTCCTTCATCGTGTCAACGATAGCCTTTGCATGGCTGTTGTTGAACGCGATTTGGTTGGTGCCAGTCACCGTACCGTTGGTGAACAAGCTGATGGCGGCAGTATCAGTACCTGCGGTGGGGATAACACGCAGCGGCGTCTGATTGAACTGATACCAAGCAAGCCGGTCAAACGACTTGACAGCATCGTTCTTCAACACCTTCTGAATCAGCTCCATGACGGGGAACTTGGACAAGTTGTCCAACTTACCCGAGTACGGGACGCTGTTGCCAGCCTCACTGATCGTCAGGGTACCCTGAGTGATCGTGAAGTTGGTTTCAGGCATGGTGTTGGTTTCCACCAAGTTCCCGCCTGCCGTAGCAACGTCAGAGAAGACGTCCCACGTAAAGATGTCACCCTTCTTCTTGCCTTGCTGCGAGGCGTCGCGTACGTCAGCGAACTGACGGAACTTCACCAGCGGTTGCACCGCCATACGCAGTACGTTGCTCAATTGACGGCTGTACATGAAGCCGCCAAGAGAGTTCACTGCCCAGACTTGTCCGGCCATGATAAGCTCCTTAACTTCTCATCCATTGAGGTCCACCGCGCCGTTGTGCCATGGAGGCAATAACGGAACTCGGGGAATCATCCACATCATCTTCCTCAACCTTTACAGGCTTCGACTTGACGGAGGCCGTCGCTGTCGGAACCTTGGGGGCTGAGGCCTTACGCTCTGCCTTGGTAGCCATCGTTGTCTCGGCTGGCTTGGGGGCCGGGGCGATAGATTGCTTCCAAGTGCGAATTTCCTCACCAATCGTGGAGTACCGTTCCCAGTACGAGCGCTGGTCACCTTCCTTAAGAAGTTGTGCGTCCCTGTCAAGGGCAATCTTCTTCAGAATGGGGTCAGACCAAACATCCGTGTACTCGGAGCTGAACTTTTCGATGGCTTGGTTAAAGGCAAGGCGTTCGTCGATAGTGCGGGAGACGTCGTCCCTAGTGAGGGATGGACGAGCACTCGTCTGCTCGCGCAGCTTACGCAGCGCGACAGTGGCCTCTTCTTCTGTGCCCACTTGTATAGCGCGGACAAGCGCTCGATCTTCTTCGTCTTGACGACGACGAACTTCAACTTCATCAACCTCAGGCCGAGCGACTTGCTCCAGCTTGCGGCGGGCTTCTGCTGCTTGACGGAGGTACTCGTCAGCAGCTTCAATCTTTTGTGCGCGCTCGATCAACTGAGCTTCAGTCAGCTCGAGCTCTTTGCCGTTGACCTTAATGCGGTAACGCTTGGGCTCAGTGCTGGTGGAGGTAGAGTCTTCATCACCAGTAGCGGACTGTTCCTCATCAGAGCTCGTGGTGTCGTCTGTCTCAACCTGATCAGAAGCTACAGTGT